CGAATCATTAGAGTTGGTATCACTTACACACTTTAGAGGTAGAACCTTTGAAGATTGTGTATGTATTATTGATGAGTTTCAGAATCTAACTAAAGCACAATTGCAAATGTGTATAGGTCGTCTTGGTAAAAATGCTACTATGATTTTTACAGGTGATTCTCAACAGATAGATTTAAAGTTTAAAAATGATTCAGCTATTCACGATATAGCAAAGTTAGATAAGTCACAATGGGTAAATAAAATTGTGTTACTTGATAACCATAGACATGAATCATTGAATGAGATTTTAAGATTATTGAATGAATACTAGTTTTATAGACATACCTACTTGGGATAACGATACCTGGACTACAACATCTTTTGATACAAGGGAAGCGTATACTGATTTTGTATTATCTGTATTTAAGGAACCAGGTCAGTATAACTTTGATGATACTAGTTTCTTGTTTAATGAACAAGCAAGATTATTCAATAAGAACGGTATTTACTGCACATCTCCTCAAGGAAGTAAAGACTATAGAATATATTGGGATCACGAAAAGAATAAGTGCCGATATGGTGTAATCTATAAAAATGCTGGTAATACTTGGTACCTACCAAGAGACTATTACATGTGGTTGAACTTCTTACCTATCTTTAATAAAGAGATTCAAAGGTTTGGTTTCGCGGACGTGCGTGATGCGCAGTACCATATGGCTCTGTATGAAGTATTAGCAGAGTTACATTATAAACATAGTTCTATACTTAAGAAACGTCAGATAGCTTCATCATACTACCACATGGGTAAAATGATTAATCAGATCTGGTTTGAAGAAGGTATCACTCTAAAGGTTGGTGCTAGTCTTAAAGACTATATTAATGATAAAGGTTCGTGGAAGTTCTTGAATGAATACGAAGCATTCTTAAATAAACATACTGCATGGTATCGTCCGATGAATCCTGGTAAAGTATTACTATGGCAACAAAAGATTGAGATTGTACAAGGTACTCAAAAACGTAAAACAGAAGTAGGTCTTAAAGGTGTACTACAAGGTATGTCATTTGAAAAAGATCCTACAAATGGAGTCGGTGGACCTTGTAAGTACTTCTTCCACGAGGAAGCTGGTATTGCTCCTAAGATGGATACAACATTTGAGTATATCCGTCCTGCGATGCGATCAGGTTTTGTAACTACAGGTATGTTCATTGCAGCAGGATCTGTGGGTGACTTGGATCAGTGCGAACCTCTAAAAGAGATGACACTTAGACCAGAACCAAATGATATATATGCAGTAGAAACAAATCTTATAGACTCAAAAGGTACTATAGGTAAATCAGGATTATTTATTCCTGAGCAGTGGTCGATGCCACCATTCATTGATGAGTTTGGTAATTCTTTAGTAGAAGAAGCTCTTAAAGCGTTAGATGAACAATTTGAGAAGTGGAAGAAAGATCTTAGTCCGGAACAGTATCAGTTACGTATTTCTCAGCATCCTAGAAATATCGAAGAAGCATTTGCTTATAGAAAGGTATCAATCTTTCCTCTAAATTTAATTGGTGCACAGATGCGTAGGATAGAAGATAAGACATATCCTACAGAATATCTAGATATCTACAGAGATGAGAAAGGAGATGTGGATGTTAAACCTACATCTAAACTACCAATTATGACATTCCCGGTGGATAAGAAGCAGGAAGATAAAACAGGTGTATTTGTATGCTATGAGAGACCTGTTAAGAATCCGGAGTTTGGGATGTACTATGCATCTATTGACCCCGTGGGTGAAGGTAAGACAACTACATCAGAATCTCTATGTTCTATATATGTATACAAAACTGCAGTAGAGGTAACCCGTAATGATGGTGAAAAGGTAGAGACTTTTATAGAGCGTGATAAGATTGTAGCCGCATGGTGTGGTCGATTTGATGATATCAATAAGACACATGAGCGTCTAGAGATGATTATAGAATGGTATAATGCCTGGACAATTGTGGAGAGTAATATCTCTCAATTTATTAATCATATGATCTATAGGAAGAAACAAAAGTATTTAGTTCAAAGATCTCAGATATTATTCTTAAAGGATCTAGGTGCTAATGCTAATGTATTCCAAGAATACGGGTGGAAAAACACAGGTACACTATTTTAGAGTCATATGCTAAGTTATGCTATTGACTTCTTAAAAGAAGAATTAGATCAGGAAGTTAAACCAGATGGTGAGGTTGTAAAAACTATATATGGGGTAGAACGTATACCAGATTCTATGTTGCTTACTGAAATGGCAGCGTATCAAGAAGGATTAAACGTCGATAGACTTGTTTCATTTGCAGCACTTATTGCTTTTGCAAAAGTTCAACAAGCAAATCGCGGTTATAAAAAGCGCTATGAGGAGACAGATAAGGTGAAAAAGTTGGATAAGCGAGATAATTTCAGTAAATTGAATATGAGCCCATTCCGTCACATCGGATCGCATGGTTCAGCATTTAGTATGAAAATACCTAAACAACCTTTTAGAAATTTAAAATAAGATGCAAGTCTATAACGCAATACAATTAAAAAACGGTGCGAAAGCGGAAACTAACCGAATGGGTACCCTTAATCAACCTATTCAGTTTATTCCAAGAGCGAAGAAAGATAATGACTGGACAGCGTGGAATCTAGACTGGTTAGAATGGGAAGGTTTGAAACAAATTCGTCGCAACGCGCGTCGTTTGATGAAGAACTACAAACTGGCAAAAGGTATCATAGATCGTGGTGACTACATTGTCGAACAAGATAATGAGTATGCAGATCTCATTGAAACTCTTACACAAGACGACGTATCAGCACTAGAATTAAAATTCTATCCTATTATTCCTAATGTAATAAATACATTAGTTTCTGAGTTTGCTAAACGTAATACTCGAGTTAGTTACTCGGGTGTAGATGACATCTCTTATAACGAGATGATGGAACAAAAACGTGCTCAGGTAGAAGAAGTTCTTCTATTTAATGCACAGCAAGAGATGATGATGAAGCTTGCTGAAATGGGATATCCTCAAGATTCTGAGGAATTTCAACAAGCAATGGCACCGGAGAAATTAAAGACTTTACCAGAAATTCAAGACTTTTTCTCAAAGAGTTACAAGAGTATGGTTGAGCAATGGGCAGAACATCAGCATAAAGTTGATGTTGATCGCTTTAAAATAGATGAGTTAGAGGAGCGTGCATTCCGTGATATGTTGATTACAGACCGTGAGTTCTGGCATTTTAAAATGATGGAAGATGACTATGATGTAGAATTATGGAATCCTGTTCTTACATTCTATCAAAAGTCACCAGACAATCGCTATATATCTCAAGGTCAATGGGTTGGTAAATTTGATATGATGACTGTTGCAGACGTCATTGATAAGTACGGATGGTTAATGACTGAAGATCAGTTAGAATCATTAGAACTTATTTATCCAGTTAGATCTGCTGGTTATCCTATTCAAGGTTATCAAAACGATGGTAGCTACTATGATGCTACTAAATCCTATGAATGGAATACTAACTTACCATCATTAGGATATCGTCAGTTCACATCTATGTGGGACAACACTGCATATGGTGGTGATATTGTAAACTGGATTATGACACAAGATGAAGACTACTTTGATATGGGTATGTCTAATATGCTTCGTGTTACTACAGCATATTGGAAGTCACAACGTAAAGTAGGACATCTTACCAAGATTAATGATAATGGTGATGTAATGCAAGACATTGTGGATGAGTCATATAAGGTGACTGATAAGCCTCAATACGATACAGGACTTATTAAAAATAAAACCAAAGATAACTTGATCTTCGGTGAGCACATTGACTGGATCTGGATTAATGAGGTGTGGGGTGGTGTAAAGATCGGACCAAACAGACCTACATTCTGGGGTAGTAATAATCCAGGCGGTATTAATCCCATCTACTTAGGTGTTAATCAGAATAATATCAAACCTCTTAAATTTCAATTTAAAGGAGAGTCATCTCTATATGGATGTAAACTACCTGTAGAAGGTTCTGTATTCTCAGATAGAAATACAAGATCTGTGTCTTTGGTAGACTTGATGAAACCATTCCAAATTGGTTACAACATTGTAAATAATCAGATTGCTGATATCTTAGTGGATGAATTGGGTACTGTGATCATGCTTGATCAGAATGCATTACCGAAACATTCTCTAGGTGAAGACTGGGGTAAGAACAACTTAGCGAAAGCTTACGTTGCTATGAAGAACTTCCAGATGTTACCTTTAGATACATCTATTACAAATACAGAGAATGCACTTGCGTTTCAACACTATCAAAAACTAGATCTAGATCAAACTAATCGTTTGATGTCACGTATACAGTTAGCTAATTACTTTAAGATGCAAGCATTTGAAGTAATTGGTATTACTCCTCAACGCCTAGGTCAACAGATTGGTCAACAGACAGCTACTGGTATTGAGCAGTCTATCAATGCATCATACGCACAAACTGAGACTTACTTCATACAACACTGTGACTATTTGATGCCTCGCGTGCATCAAATGCGCACAGACCTAGCACAGTTCTATCATTCTACAAAACCATCAAGTCGTTTGCAGTATATGATTACTGAAGACGAACGTACTAACTTTGAGATAAACGGAACAGATCTACTACTTAGAGATCTAAATATATTTGTAGCTACTAAAGCAAATCAACGTGCTATCCTAGAACAGTTAAAGCAAATGGCTATTCAGAATAACACTACTGGTGCATCTATATATGATCTAGGTAATGTTCTTAAATCTGAATCGGTTGCTGAAGTATCACATGTTCTTAAGAAAGCTGAGGTTAAAATGCAAGAACAGAAACAAGCTGAAATGCAACAACAACAGCAAATGCAAGAACAAGCACTTCAAGCTAAAGCTGAAGAACAACGTCAGAAAATGGAGTTTGAAGCATCTGAAAATCAGAAAGATAGAGAAGCTCGTATTCTTGAATCACAGATTAGATCAGCTGGTTACGGTGCTATGCAAGATCAGAATCAGAATCAACAGTCAGATTATATGGATGCTCTTAAACAAATTCAAAGTTCTGATGAGTATCAGCAAACAATGAATTTTGAAAGACAAAAAGAAATTACTAAGCAATCTGAACATCGTGATAAGATGAACATTGAGCAGCAAAAATTAGCAACTCAACAGCAAATTGCACAGACTCAATTACAGATTGCACGTGAAAACAAGAACAAATTCGACAAAAAAGACAGTGACAAAACTAAGAAAAAATAACTTTTAGCTATAGTATCTAGATTAATTTTTTTATATGGTTAATCTATAAAGTTTAAAGTTATAATTTTGTGTATATTATTAATGTAAAGCTAAACCAACTTTATGAGTACGACAGACCAAAACAATGATTCTACCTCTGTAGAAGAAGTAGAAATCAACCTAGATGAAATTCTAGGAACCCCGGGAGCAGAAAACGTGATGCTTCCTGATGGAGATGGTAAGAAGACTGAAGCTAAACCAAATATCTTCAGTTCAACTTCACCAGATCTATCATTTATTGACAACGACTCAGACGATGATGACGATGAGTCAAAGAAAAAAAAGGTAGATGTAGATGCTATCATCAAAGAAGCTGATCCTGAAGATGACTTCTCTGGTCCTAAAGACGATGCTCCTGTTGAGAAATCAGCAGGTAGACCAAAGATCGAAAAGAGTGGACTTGCAGAAGTTTTCAATAAAATGATCGAAGCTGGTAAAATTGTACCATTTGATGATGACAAACCTTTAGAAGAGTATTCTGTAAAAGACTTTGAAGAGTTGCTTGATGCAAACTTTAACGAAGTTGAGAACAGAATTCGTCAAGAAACTCCTCAAGAGTTTTATGACTCTCTTCCTGATGAACTGTTATATGCTGCAAAGTATGTATCAGATGGAGGTCAGGATCTAAAAGGTTTGTTTAAGATCTTATCAGAGGTTGAAGAACATAGAGAGTTGAATCCTAAAAACGAGCGTGACCAAGAAGTAATTCTACGTGAGTATTTGAGAGCAACTAACTTTGGAAACGATGATGATATTGATGAAGAGATCTTAGGTTGGAAAGA